TGCCGAGCTGTTCGGCAACCATTGGAATAAGACCGATCAACCCGCTCACAAGAGCCACAATGCCTGCTGTAGCAGCAGCTCCTGCGACGCCAAGCGCGGTCAGACCAACCGAGAACAACAGAATTCCAGCTCCTGCAGCCAGCATACCGACACCCAGAAGGGTTACGGCAAGACCAAGGCCGAGCAACGACGGAATAACCGGCGTGAGAACCAGAGCTGCAAGCCCAAGAACCACGAATACACCGGCTAGCATCAAGAGGCTCTTGCCAATCTCAGCCATAGACATGTTGCCCAGCGCTTGAAGTGCCGGAGCCATAAGTGCGATCGCAGCAGCAGCGACAACCAAAGCAGCAGCACCCGGAAGTGCTTCCGTCATGGCACCCAATGCAATTGCGATGATGGCGAGTGAGCCACCTAGCATGATCAGGCTCTTTGCGATCTGGTCGACCGACATATTTCCGAACGCCTGAAGCGCCGTAACCACAAGGCCGATCGCAACTGCCGTAACGGCAAATGCAGCAGCTCCTGGAAGTGCTGCAGTCATCGCATTGAGAGCAATGGCGATAATACCGAGGGCGCTTCCCATGGTGATGAGACCCTTTTGGATCACGTCCCATGAAAGGTTGCCCATCTGGCTAATCGCATCTGCTACCATTTTGAGGCTTGCAGCAACAACGAAGATGGCGGCCGCAGACAAGATAGAAGACGGCGGAAGAACAGCCAGAGCGCCCGCCATAAGAGCAAGTCCGCCAGCCATTCCTGCCAAACCACGACCGATCTCATCCCATGAGAACCCGACAAAGACGCTCATGGCGTCAGCCAGGATCTTGATGCCTGTAGCAAGCAGCACAAGACCGATACCCGATGAGATTCCACCAGCGTTTGCATCCTGAAGTTTGGTGAAGAGCGCCAGAGAAAGAAGCAGTCCACCAACTCCAGCCAGACCCTTGGCCATCTCCTCCCAGGTGAGACCTGAGAGCTGAGTGACAGCGCCGACAAGAATGCGAACTGCGCCAGCCATAGCCATGAGACCAAGACCGGCAGAGGCCATCTTCTTACCATCGGGCATAAGATTGGCCGTGACGACCAGCGTTCCCAATAGAGCTGTCACTCCAGTAAGGCCCTTGGCCAGATCCTGCCAGCTAAGGCTAGACAGAGCCACGACTGAGGAGGTCAGGATTCGGAGAGCTGATGCGATAAGGATGAGCTGACCTGAGCCCTTGGCCGGGTCGATCTTCGAAAGGGCCAGCATTGAGACAGATAGCTGGACGAACATGACCGAGATAGCGGTAAGGGCCTTGGTGAGGTCGCCAGAGTTGATTCCGGCAATCGCAACGACAGAAGCCGCAAGGATACCGACGGCTGCAGCAATCTGAAGAAGCGTCATCGCCTTCAGAGTGGACTGCATGGTCTGGAGAGTGGACGTCAGACCACCAAGAGACTCCTTGATGGTGTTGAGAATCCCACCTCCGCCGCCCTTCTTGATGTTGATGTTGAGCCCATTGTCGATGAACTTCTTGAGCAGAAGCGTGATGCCTGCCAGAAGTCCCGTGTTGATGGTGTCTAGAACCATGTTGTAGTCGATGTTGCCGAAGCTGTCAGCGATCGTCGACCCGAGGTTCCGGAAGAACTCACCGAACTTTGAGGCCAGAGGCGCAAATGCTGTGGCGACACCCTTGAGGATGCCTGCGATGCGACTCCAGACAGCGGCGAGAACCTTACCCAACGACCCGAGAGGCTCGAAGCGCTTTTGGATACGATCGAATCCGCTGGTGTCAACGTTTCCGATCTTGTCGAAGATTACGCTGACCCACTTACCAAACTCCTTGACTGCAGCGATCGCACCGACAAGAACGTCACCAACCTTCTTGAAGAAGTTGGTAAAGCCCTCGCCCTTCTTGATTGCATTGTCTAGCTTGACGAGCCAGTCACCAAGATTCGCAGTGAAATCGAGTACATGACTCTGTCCATCACCGAATGCACCGAAGACTCGGGTGATAACACCGGCGATTTTCTTGACCACCTGGATGCCGATGTCGAAGATCGCAAACACACCCGCGAAGGTGCGCTTGACCTTATCCGCCGTATCAGCTCCCATTTTGAGGTGGTGAGCAAAGTCCTGCAGAAGCTTGGTTAGATCCAAGAGCATCTTGCCAGTAACTGGCGGGAAGATCTGTCGGAAAGCATCCTTGATCGGCTTGATCACCTGCATCAGGAATTTGAACGACGTTGAGATGGTGTCGATCAACGCAGTGCGACCGCCGAGGGCCTTCCAGTCGCCAAGAACCTTGTTGCGAGCCTGGGCTGAGCTCTGGATAAAGCCGCCGAGGACGTTATTGACCCCGGTGAATAGCTTCTTGGCCTCATCAAAGTCGCCGAAGATGAGCTGCCAGGTCTGTGCCCAACCCGATCCGGCCGCTTCCTTGAGCGTTCCGAACAACTGGGTGGCAGTCTTGACCTGGGTTGCAGCATCATGAGCCGTCGCAGCCTGTGCCCGAATAGCCTTGATCTGGGCAGCATTAAACCCCTGTGCCTTGAGCTGTGCCGCCGAAAGGTCTCCGGTGAACTGACCCAAGGTCCGGGTAAGGACGTCTGAGGTAAGCCAGGACTTCTCGCCGGGCTTGGCCGTAATGGACTCACGGAAGGACTGCCCATTGATCGTGGCATTCTTCATCGGGCCAGAGAGCTTGACCGCGTTCTTACCGAGCGTTCCCATAGCCACAGCGTTCTGGGCCAGAGCACGTTGGAAGACGGTGCCACCCATACCGGCGTTGACAACCGAGTTCCAGTCCTGAAGAGAGACCTTACCGGCCGAGATAGCCTGCGAAAGCTGGTACATCGCCGTAGATGCCTGCTCAGAGTTAGACCCCGAAAGTGCGGCAAGGTTGGCGATACCCTTGATTGATGACGTAGCCGTCTTCAGATCGACACCGGCAGCCGTGAAGGTACCGATGTTCTTCGCCATCTGGGAGAAGTTGTAGATCGTCTGGTCGGAATACTTGTTTAGGTCGTTAAGCGCACTGTTGACCTGACCAAGATTCGTCCCAGCAGCCTGCGTGTTGGCAAGAATCGTCTGAATCGCGTTGAGGTTGGTCTCATACTCCTGCAGACCATCCTTGAGTGGCGAGATCGTGAAGTTCTTCGCCAGGTTGATGCCAACCTGAGCAGCCTTGGCACCGATTGAGGCCAGAGCACCAAGAGCGATCGCCGACATGGCCGTGAACTTCGACGAGATGTTGTCGACACCCTGCGTAATGTTGCCAAGAGAGAATCTTGAAGCGGCAGTCGAAAGGTCGTTCAGCCCTTTGGAAGCACCGTCCAGCTTCATACCCTTGTTAAGGGCTTCAAGCGACTTGAGGGTGGTTTGCACACCACGCTCAAAAGCTGCGTTGTCGAACTTCATTTCAACGACGCGCTCGTCGATGCTACTGCTCATGCTGAGGTCACCGCCTTCCAGACTTGTTCAGAGATTCTGTCGAAGACCGGTCGCAATGCCGGGTTGATGTAGTCACGGCCCTGGACATATCCGCCAGTTCCTGTGCCGTAACCGTACTGAAGCATGATGGCTACAGGAAAGCCATTTTCCACATCGGTGTTCGTCCAAATAATCGAGTGATGACCACCCTTGGAGTGGACCTCGTATCCCCATGAGTTGGCAGCTCGACCCGATTCCTCGGGAGTAGCAGCACTAAGGGCAGCGACGCCTGCTTGGGCGTTTGCCTCGAGGATGTTGCGAATATTCAGACGAGTCATGCTTTGCAGAAATGCCTCAGTATTCTTGAAGGAGCCATGAGACTCAGCTGAGATCATGCAGGCCCCTTTCGAGCACTACGGTGACGGGATGAAGGCGTCTTCGGCTGTCATGTTGGTCGGAGCAGTGCTGCCACCAACCCAAATAACGTGAGCCGCAGTCGGACGAGTATCCGTTGCGGGATCGACAATCTTCTTCCAAGCAATCGGAAGTGCACCCCAGGCCCACGTGTCGTCGCCAGCCGCGGTCGGAACGTAGTTGGCAGGGACGCCAGGGGCCACGTTCTTCTTGAGGTAGGTTGACTCGATAGCGGTTTGGAGATTCGTGAGAAGCTCGTTAATCTTGGTTGCGGTATATGTAGTTGCGAGGCTCACTTAGAACCCTCCATCCGAGTCATCACAGTGGTAGGACGAATCGCCCGAGGGCGGAGTCCAAACGCCAGACTCTTCCATGTTGAGCGTGGTGAGCGCGAGGCAGAACTGGTTGTCGCCAAGGTCGCTCGTTGCCGTGACGTCATTCAGACTGCTCGAAGAACTCTCAAGGAAGATCTCATCCCCGGCAGTCAGGTGAATCGGGCCGAAGTTGTAAGCGAACTTGTGGATGACTCCTGGCATCGGCTTGTCGATCGGGAAATGACAGCGAGCGTAGGTGTCCTGCTCCGGGTAGCTCATCCCCACATCCCAGGTATTGGGCGTCGTCGAGTAGAACCGAAGCTGGTAGAAGAGAACGGCGTTGAACCAGCCGGTGTCACCACAGACGATGGTCACATAGTCCGAAGCGGACCATGGGCTCGAGAGAGCATTGGTACGGAACCCGAGACGGGGTGCACCGCTCCCCTTGGTACGGAAGTCGAAACCGGACGAAGGTCGAGCCTGGAAGGACCCGCTAGTGAGCTGACGAGCCTCACTCCACATGTCGGCATAACGTGCGCCACCGACACCGCCACCACCGCCACCGCCGCCAGCGGCAGCAATCTCGGCACGAATCTGCTCGGTAGTCATGCTGTTTACTGAAGGCATTTTCCCTCCTTAAGGAGTCTGTTGGATCGTGAAGGTGCCATCGCCGTTGTCAACGATGGTGTCGGCCGTCATGGTGAACTCTCCAGCCACCGGGGTGGCGTCAACCAGTCCGCTACCACGAGACTTGTACTCGCCAGGACCGGCAACGCCAAGCTCGAAGGCCTCGATGTTGTCAATGGCCGTAATCGTGAAGGTCCCATCGCCGTTGTCGACAACGTTCTCGTGCTCGATCGAAATAAGACCGTCAGCAAGAAGCGTGACTGACGCGCCTTCGGAGGTGAACAGCGATCCATCCTCGATGAAGTGTGCGATCAGATCGGTCAGCGAGTTGAACATGTTGACAAGCTCAGTCGGAGAAGGGATGCGCGAAGGCGCTTCGTCCGTTCCGTAGAGAATATCCTCGATCGCCTGGATCAGGCGTTCCGGAGCCTCAGTCGAGTCGATGAAGACGTGGGAGACACGCCTCGCACCGGGCATGACGACCGGTCGGGTTGTGATGGACCAGCTGATTGGCTCTGCGGACGGGTCCTTACCCAGCGTGGTGTACTTGCGCTGAACTGGCTGAGCCAGAGCGTTGTACACTATGTGGATCTTGTAACCGTGCAAGGTTCCATCGACGTCATTGCCGATCTTCGTGCGATATGAGAGACCGAAGCTCTTTCTGCGCTGTTGTGTGGCAGATAGCCCCCGGGGAAAATTCAAGGTTCCGTCGCAGGCGTCGAACTCAGCAGGGCTGTAGAAGGCCGAGATCGTTGCCTCGAACTCCTCCATTGCCGCCTCGTTGAGGTACTTGACGCCGTCGATGTAGAAGGGACGTGCATCTCCGCCAGAAGGGCTTTCTTCGATCTCGGTAATGCCATTCCAAGCAACACCTGGATCGGTTCCTACGAATAGGACTCCTCGGTCGACACCGGTTTCATACTCACGGCTGCCAACGTCACCCCAAGTCAATCGGGTCATGCGTTATCCCTCCTTTCATCCTGAAGTTCCCATTTCGGCTCGACGCTTCTCATTCAAAGCTCGTCTCTGGGCCATCATTGTGGCTCGGTCCTGCTTCTTGGCAGGCTTGTTCTTCTCATTGCAGATCTTGACGAGTGTCAGAAGACGGTTCAAATGCCAGTGCTGACACTCGAAAGGAATTTGGAGAGCAATCATCCAGTAGTAGATGAGCTCTGAGGTGATGACCTCGCTACTGCGGCCCGGGGTCTCGGTTTCTGCGAACCAAGTTGCGGTCATCTTCGCGTTGATGTAGGCGTTGATGGCCTGAAGATTCTCGTTGGAGAGCTTCAGGAGAATCTCTGGAGGAACATTCGGGGTGATGATCATGGCCTCAACGTAAGCCATGGTCTGTTCTGAAGTCTTCTCTTGGTTGTCCAAGAAGGGAATCTCATGTTTTGACTCCCATTTTGAAAGGGAGACCAGAGAGTGCTCCAGCTCGAGGTCGAAACTCTCGACGATGACGAATTCTTGCTTCGAGTCGTCGAAACCTTCGACCAACGGTACTGTAATTGTGAGCACTCTCTGGCCTCCTTTCATGGGTTGTTACTACGGAGCGTCGGTGAACATCGCGATCACGTCGTCCGGCAGGGGCAGCTCAGGAGCCGTGGTGGCACCGTAGAGCAGGTCCTCGAGGTCCGCCAGGTCAGCAGCCTGAACCTTGGTGGAGTCGATGACGATGAGTGACGTGGACGCGTGTCCGGTCACCTGCAGGGGCGTGGTGGAGAAGTCCCAGCTGAAGGTGATGGCCTCCGGGCTGTCGTTCACCGTGGTGTAAGCCTTCTCGGACGGGGTAGCCAGCGCCCCATAGACGAGGTGCAGCTTGTACCCAGCGACCTGAGCCAGGTCACTGCCGATCCGGGTCTTGTAGCTGAGACCGAACGGCTTGCGGGGCTGCTGGCCGAGGACCACGCCCTTCTTGGGCGCCACGGTACCGTCGCACTCCCCGAACTTCTCCGGGTAGGTGAAGGCCTCGATGGTGCCACCGAACTCCTCGGCGGAGACCAGGTTGAGGTAGACCCCGTTGTCGGCGTACTGCTTGTTGGAGTCAGCACCCGAGGGGGTCTCGGTGACCGACACAAGGCCGTTCCACGCAAAACCCGTGTTGTAGGCGCCGGTGCCGTCGGGCAGGTAAAGCACGCCCTTCTCAACGCCGGTCTCGAAGAGCCGCTTGCCGGACTCATCCCAGGTAAGAGCAACCATGATGGTGTTTCCTTTCAGAAGTAAATGTCGAAGACGTCGTGGTTGAGGCTGTCTGCCGCGAACCATGTGCTGTGAGTGCACATAGGAAGCAAGGCAACCTTCTCAGGAATCTCGGAGTCGGGATTCCTGTCGATTACTGTGACCGTGTATCGCTTGGTCAAGCGATAAGGGCTGTTGCCTGCGAACTTCGTATTCGAGCGTGCCCGGTTATAGACAACACACGGATACTGCATTTGCACATTGCTCGGCGGCTGGAAGTACAGTGGTACACCTTCACCCACGGTCTCCTGTAGGAGATCATGGAAATCAAGGCGTTGGCCCATTGTAGACACCCCCCAACCTCAACAGGAGGCGGGGACTCTCGACAGAGACGTCAACGACATCCCAGAGAGTCCCCGCCCACCTGATGTACCGGATGGCAAAGAAATTTTCGTTCGCATAGGCGTCTGCAACAACACTGATGACATTGTTGACGGACAGATCATTGTTGATCTTTTCGCCGTCTCGCATCTGGCGCGAGGGGCGGAGGACATCGCCGTAGTAGTC